GCACTGCCACTACCTCCCCCGCCGACCAAAAAGACATCAATCTCTGCATCCGGAGAGAGCCATGTCAGCACGCCGAAGGAAAGGAATTTAATGCGCCAATGGTCGTTTTCATCCTTGACGAGGGTGTGGTTGCCGGTATAGCTGTACTTCGGGTAGATTTCCGGGATGTAATCCTTCACAGCTGGTTCTTTGTATTTTCCATTTTTGGCAATCGCATAGACAGCAAAATAATAATGGATACTGTCCTGCAAATTGGACACCGTACAGCTTATCCCTGTACCGCTGTACACCTGTGTTCCATCGTTCGGGTTTGCAGGTGCAGAATCAATCTTCTGGATGGCCCTCACCTCTTGTAAGCTCTGCTGGGTCGGATTGGTCCACGTCAGTGTTGCCGTCCCTAGTTTTGGAACAATTCTAAATTCAGAAACTACATCCGGCACATCAGAAGGCGTTGCACTTGCAATCGCGCCGGTGGCATCCAGCTGGAATTTGTTCTGGCTGTTGTATGCAAAGCCGCGGGCAAAATAGGTGTGCTCCCACTGCACACCCTCGGTATAGCTAAAGGTCGTACCAGTGCCTTTGTAGACCTGTACACCGTCAGTCACACTGTTCGGCGCACTGCCTTCTTTGACAATCAGCACCATGCCTGCAAAGTTTTCATCCGATGGATTTGTCCATGTAAAGACAATGCTCGGCGTTTCTCCTTCGGGCGTGCTCGCTTGCATATTGCTCACCTGCGCAGGCAAAGGTCTTGGTGCTCCGCCGCCGGCAGAAGCCCAGCACCGGCGGGAGGTTTTGTCAAAGTTGATGGTCACCACCTCGCCAGCCTTCCACGCATCATTGAGCGCCGGGTCGGTGCCCTGATAGAGGTTGTAGGCGGTGTCCTCCACCATGACCACATCGCCCTCGACAAAGGCGCGTGGCATCTTCAAGGTAATGGCAAAAATTCCGGCATCCCCCACCGGGAACAACGGCGCCACCTGGAAGCTCCCGCCTGTTTCCAGCACCGTGCCGGAGTTGGAAAGGTTGGTCCAGCCCGGTGCTCGCTCTTCGAGCTTCTCAAAGTTTTCTACCAGTTTCTGCACATCCGCAGCATCGGTATAATCAGGCAAGTTAAGCCCTAAATACTTTCCCTGTCTCATACGTTCCTCCTATATTGTTTTTGAGCCCAGTTGGATATTCCCCCACGACAGCTCTTTTACTGCTTCCCAATTTCTATAACCGTCCAGTACCTCTCCCCATGTCTGAAATTTGTACAGCACCTTGATGATCAGGTTTGCCGGAATCAGCTCGTACAGCATCTCATACAGCGGGGCAAGGTCAGGGATTTTGGTTGTCCCCCGATAGTAGATATAGATTACATACGGCTCGCCCTGTCGGTAAAAATCTCCCCATTTGCGCCTGGATGCGTTGTGCCAGCTTTTGTACTGCTCCTGCACCTGTTGCCACGTCAGCTCCTGTGCATCCCACCACATTTCAATCTCCACCGGCACGCCCAGATAGGTTTCCACCACCCGCCGCAGGGTATCGAGGTTGATGACACCCCTTGCCCTTAGCTTTGCAAGGCAGGCGTTGCGCCGCTCCTCCAATGTGCTGCCAATCGGCGGAGATACACCCAAAATCTGCTCCCAGCGGCTGATTCCTTCTGCATCCGCAAAGGTCACCGTTTTGTTGTCCACAATCCGCCTGATTTTGCCGTTGAGCGCATCCAGATAGGGATTGATTATCTTTGCCATCAGCTGGATGTCCTCCATATCCTGTAAAACCTCCGGCAGGTGGCTTACATAATCGGCAGGAATTTCATAAAATTTAGCCAACCGCTTTCACCTCTTTTAGGGTAACTGTCCCCAGCTTTGCCACCTCAAACTGCCCAAAGATTTTGCTCAGCATCACATTGCCGCTACTGTCGTTGAGCATTACCTGTGTTGCATCCCGGATTCCCAAATCAGCATCCAGAATCGCCGCGATTGCCTTTGAGTGGTAGATGGTGTCCTCCTCAAAAGGCAACCCTTCGATGTATGCTTTCAGCGCCGCTTCCACCTTCGGCTTTATCAGCTCAAGCTGTGCGCTTTCCCGCAGCTTCAGGGTGGCAGAGAGATTGATCCCCTTTTCTGATACCGTTTTTACCTCCGGCTTGTGCCCGATGGGGGCAATTCCGTCGCCCTCCTCTTTTACAGCATCCTTCACCCGCTTGAGCAGTTCTTCCTGTGCCGGTTTTCCCTGCTCGTCTGTGATGATGATTCCCACACGCCCGGGTCCCATCACCGGCGCGCCAAAGACCGCTACCTTGCCGACGCCCTCAATCTGCATGACCTTGAGCTTATAGTCCGCTTTGTTGCCACCGTATGGCTCCGAGCGCACATACAGGTAAAATCGTTCCCGTAAGCTCTCGTCAGTTTCGTCGTCCCTTGCCGGAATCAGCGGGTCAGATGCCAACTTTGCATAGCCAAAGTTCCCTCCGATGTTGTCCACCGGCAACAGGGTATCCCGAGGCCAGTTTCCTACCACACCGTATTGCTCGCACTCTGCCTTGTACTGCCCGATGTCGATGCGCTCGATCAGCCGGAAGGTCACCTCATCAATGGCAAATCTCGTTCCCAGCGGCACATCATAGGGTGCGTTTTTAGTATCAAAGATGGTGATTTTCCGCAGGGCTTTGGTCGCCGGCTCTCGGTTGATGCCAAAATCGTTTGTCACCCGGTCCAGCCACTGTCTGGTGGCAGTATCGGCAAACAGCTGCAAGCCCATCAAAAAGCCCAGCATAAAGTTTTGGCGAGCTAAAAAATAGGCGGACGGCGCAAGGGTGTTGTACATAATAGAACCCTCGCGTTTGTCCACCTTGTCCGGCACCTGCTCCAGCATATCCTTGATGATGTCGCCGTATCGCCAACCACTATCTAATACTTGGTACTTGGTTTCCAATGTTAAACCTCCTTTCAATCGGTACTGCACCGAAGATGGTGTCCACAGTAAAGTCCACCACTACCGATTCCCGGTCAAAGGTGTAGGTATAATCCCTTGTCCCCTTGATGCGGTCGTCCTGTGTCAGCGCTTCGTCCAGCCTGCGCTGGATGTCCGCCTCCACCAGTGTCCTGCGCTTGCCCACAAGCTCTGCCAGCTCCACACCGTAGTCGTAGGAGTAAATCTTATAATCAAATCGCTCCACTGCCAGAATCAGGAAGATTGCCTGGTTGATTGCCTCCACGCTGTCGCACATCC